CCCACCAGAAATCTCTTGCCAACTTAGACTCTTTATATTTCTTATATGCGGCCCGCACTACTGGAGGAAAGACCGCAAGCTTAGAGTCTCTAGTTTCAAAAGTCTCAAATGTCTCAAAATAAGCAACATTGAAGTCAATCAATGGCTGATTGTTAATGCTCTTCACGCATCGGCAGTATTGAGTTGGTAGATATTGAATACCAAAGTTGTTATCTTCAACATTCTCTTTGACCGCAATGTAGCATGCTCCTTGTAGAAGCACCTTGCGGGCAATCTCTCTGCCAATCTTCTCTGGGTTAACCACTTCCATATAGGATAGTGCCCTCCACCAAGCAGACATAATCTTATTCTTGCGCTTTGGTGTATCTATGGCTTCTCTCATTTGCGGCGTTACTCGCCAAGAGAAAGTCAATAGATTTGAGAAATAGTCAATGATACGGGCATAAATCATATTAGTTGCGTAGAGACTAAAAGAGTAGTCTCTTAAGTTCGCCACATTTACGGAACGAAGTGCGTCGTAGACTTCTCCTCTTCCGTAGTTGCGCTTAACTCCTTTCTGTCCAGAGAACTCTCTGATGTATTCAGAGGAGCTCGGCGTAGAGAATGTCGGCGCAGAAGAGGCTTTTTGAAATGGTACATAATTTTGTTTAGCCATTTTTCTCCTCCATATTTTATATAATAATTCTACTATATTTTGCGGAATTTGTCAAGAGCTAAGAACAAATTTTTCGCAATAAATTTTAAAAATTTTTCAAAGAAAAGAGAAAACTTTTTCCTTACTTTTATATTCTACCACTTTTTGCGGAAGTTGTCAAGAGCTAAGACAAGTTTTCTCTAAAAATTTTTACAAAGTTTTTTCAATGATGTAATCATAAGTGAGCAAATCAAAATCCCAGTAAGGAATAGTAATCAATTTAATTCCATGGTCTAGGCAATACTGCGCCTTCTGACGGTCATTATACTTCTGACGGTGAACCGCACGGCGGCCACCGAAGTGGTCAACCGCTCTGTAGTGCTGCTCACCTTGGAACTCAATAGCATAGTCTATTGAGCCGTCATCGGCAAATATTACAAAGTCCATGCGGAGAGGGCGCCCCGAAGAGGAAATCAAATCGGGGAACTCGTATTCTCTCGCAAAATGGACATGATTATCTTTTAGAATTGCTTCAACTTTACGCTCACCTGCGCTTCCTGCCATACATACCTCCTCGCCACATAGAGCCATTCTCCATGGCCGCACGTCTTGAGCGGCGCTGGAAGTCTCTGTTGAAATTGCGGCCTTGTGTAGTGTTGCGGTAGTCTTCTCCGCCACCTGCCAAGTTAATCATTGTTAAATCGAACTCTCTACGTTGGGTCTGTTCGATGCGTCTAACATACCATAGCGCATACTCAAATGACGAGAATTTATCCTTTTTCATGCGAGTAGAGATTTTTCTAAGAGTTACCGCAGAAGAGTCTGGCGAAGCTTTGCGCAAGTTCATCATTTCTTCTTTGAGGATACGTGTCATTGTATAAGGACGAAGTATCTCAATGCGGCGTTCAGAAGAGTAGTTCTTCCAGTCCAGTTTTCTCTGCCATTGTGCTTTAGCGAGCTGCTCGTCGATTAGGAACTGCACCTTACCTGCTGCTAATTGTGCGGCGACAAGAACGTGGGCTTCTGTATTGAACGACTCGTTGGCTTTGACTATCCAAATCATTCCACTGTATCTCTCATTAGGTACTACATAGAACTGCTTGTAGACTTCTGCTTTGTCAGAGTTTCTATCTATTCCAAGAGCAGGTAGGACGTCTCCAGAGTCGGTTACAGTGTCTACTGTTAAGAAGTCAACAAGTCCGACACCAAGACCATTTCCATCGATTACAAGCTTATCTACTTGGAATTGCATTATCATTTGCTTGATGGCAATGGCTTGTTCTTTGAAGTGCATCTTCTCAAAAGCGAATAGATTTACGAGCTTCTTCATGTAGGTGCCGCCTGGCATTGGTTCGCAGTAGAGTAGAGAGACTGTAGATTGGTCAGAGGTTCTACCTACGTCATACCCTAAGATAACCTTAGAGTGCGCCGCAACTCTTGGAGGTCTCTCAAACCATGGTTGCGGCAAGGTTCTAGCTCTATCGAACATTGTGCTAGAGAAGTAACTGTTAGCGTTACCTCCACCCCAGATAGACTCATATTCACGGTCGAATGTAAGTTCAGAGTAGGAACCGTCTTCTTTAAGACCCTTAACGAAGTCTTTAGGAAGCAAGCCCGCATTAACAGATTGACGATAAGTACCACCAATGCAGATTGACTCTTTAGGACGGATAACCGACCAAATCAAAATCTGACATAAGCGGTCATAAGCATAAGTTCCCTTATCTCCTGCGGTTGTGATGTAAACTTGAGACTGGTTGGTGATGTCATTAGGGTCTTCTTGTCCACCGGTCGCCTTGCGGGAAATGTTCATCATAGGAATAATTACGTCTTGCAGAACCTTTCCATCCACCTTAGCAGACTCTTCCACAATGCCGCAAGTTCTACGCTGACCTCTGGCACGTTCACTGGCACCTACTACGTCAAGGACGGAGCCGTTCTTAAAGATAAGGCGCACCTCGTCTCTCTGAATTTTAGTAGTCTTGTAACCAACACCCAAGATAAGCTCGTCTTGAAGTGCAGGGAAGAACTTCCAAATTTCGTCTAGCTTCTCCTGTACGATAGAAGCAGACTGACTCTTACCTGGGGATACTACGAAGGCCTTCGTTCTTGGGTAAAGCACACATTTAACGTAGTTAGCCAAGAGAGCCAAGAAAGACTTAGAGTATCCACGAGGGAAGGTACAATAAACATAGCGGCGGCGCAGCACTGCCCGCAAGAAGATACGCTGATAGAAGTAAAACTTAAAGCCCGTCTCCTTATCTATCAGCGAGTCTAAGAAGATGTCGGGGTATTCTCTATAGAACGAGAATACTTTAGTTAGCTCTGGCAGAATGCTGAGGACACGAGCCTCGGTAAGGCCACTCTTGACCTTGCGGCTGGCATCCTCATCTGCTGATAAGAGCAACTTGGCGGCTAAGTCCTCGGGAGTATCTGCTACTACAGACTGCTGCTTCTCCTGCGGACTAGCCATTAGTTTCTCGGATAAATTCATTCTTTCTCCTCGAAGAGGTTTGTCTTGCCCCTCTTCTTAGCTACGGTTGCGGCCATGGCAGAGTCCCCCAACTCCGCAAAGATGGAGTCAAGCGGCGCATCGTCCTCGGCCACAATCATCGGCGCATTGTAGTCAGTAGATTCATCTTCTTCTGCTACTTCTGCGTTGGATAGTTGTTTATCTTGCTCCTCAAGGGCGGCAACTGCTGTAGCTACTCTTGAAGTAATTGTATCATCATTATCTACTAGGCGCTTAGTGAAGAGCTCTAGGTCTTTAAGTACGAAGTCTACTTGGTCTTGCGGCTCGTCAACTACAAATTTAGGAATAAACTGCTTCGCTTCACACATCTTGACAAGAAGTCCGATGGCATTAAGACCAGCTTCTTCTTCTTCTCTCGCTTGAGTAGGCTGGAAGCCCGCTTCCTTGGTGATACGAGAGTACATTTCAGAAGCCTTGCGGGCTATGTCAAAGTCATTGCGCTCAGTGGCTTGGTCGTAGCGGAGAGACACGACGCAAAGCTTCTTGAGGTAGTCCTTCTGCGGCGCCGTTCTGATGTCGTAGTCTTGCGTCATCTGAATGTAAAACTTCTCCATGTAGACAAGTTCTTCTTCTGTGTAGGCAAGGCCCCACTTAGCTTGTAGGAACTGCAACTCTTCTGCGGTTAGGAACTTAGAGAGAGCGGCGGCGCCACTACCTGCGGCGGGAGCTATGTTCTTAAGGCCGAAGGCAGAAGAGAACTGATTAGGCTTAGAGGCTTCCTTGAGCTTCTCCGTGGACAGTTCGATTGCGGCGGCTTCCAACTCTGGGGTTTGCGGCAATGGGATGCTATCTTTGCGGTAGTATGGAGCTAAGACGAGATACTCTCTGTGCGCAGAGACCAGAGTAGAGATAGGGTCTTCCGTCTCTGAGAAGTCTGGGTCTTTCGGTGAGAGGGTGCTGCGGGCGACGAAGTCGTCTGATAGGGGGTCTTCAAAGTTTGGAGTGAAGTCTGGAGAGTCAAGTTGAGAATTATGTGAAACAAAACTTGGTACCTCCACAGGCACCTGGCCGCAATCATAGTGTACATCTCCATTAGATTGCGCCACTCCTTCAATGTCTGGAACCTTAGTAGAGAAGACCGTGCCAACGGCAGGGATATTGCCATTAGAGGTTAGATTGACGGCGGCGCCGTCTCTGCTGGCGATATAGCCCGGTGCGGCGGCCTCAAAGTAGCGGTCTCTTAGTTCTAAGCTCATGGAAGCTTCCTGCTTAGGGGCGGCGGTCATATTGAGCGCAGCTTCTACTGGAGGAAGGTCTGGGTAGGCCGGGAGAACATCCCCCTCAAAGAGCGGCGTGTTGAAGTCGTAGTTCTGCGGCGCATCTGGAGAGAAGTTAGGGTCGGCGCCAAAGTAGTAGACCTGGGCCGCAAGAGAGTCTTTGAATTGATACGTCTTATATTGAGAGAGGCGCAGCATCGTGAGGTAGCGCCCAAAGATAGCTGGAGAGTTGGGAGCTTGCGGCGACACCTTCTCATTGTAGCACTGCGCATAGAGTTGAGGTATCCACGGCAAGTTCAGACGGAACAGAAGCACCATGAAAGAAGCGGGGTTCGCCGCTTCATAGTGGTTCATGCAGCAGTCCTTACAAATAGGAAGGCAGCGGTCAGCTGCGGAAGTGCCGTGAGTCCCACGGATAAAATAAAAACGCTCCTCCCCTAAGGTGCGGCCGCAAGATGGGCAGTAAATGCGGGCCTTGGGGATTGTGTTTGATTTAGATTTAGTTGGCATAAAAAATACTCCTTTCGGCACGGAGTGCCGTAGAATTAGGGAGAAAAACTGCGGGCAGTCTTCTCCTACTTTACGATTATATTATAGCATACTCGAGGAAGGGTTGTCAAATTTTAGGGGCGGGTCGTAGAAAAAATCCCTAAAAAGAGGGGGCGGCTACAACTACTACTCTGTGGGGGGGGGTAGAGCAGGGGAAAAAA